ATGTAACTCTATTAGACGCTCAACCGATAATTAGTTAGGAGTAAGAAATGGCAGGAACAACGACTAAGGGCTTGCGTTATCCAACGGCGGGAGATAACCCTGCCGTACATACCGACATCCTTAATCTAGCCACAGATGTAGATACTCTTCTTGATACCTACATAGGTCAGACAAACTTAGTAAGTATTGTCTTTGAAGGTACTACGGTAGATACGGCTGAAACTACTCTTACGGTTGCAGACCCAAGCGTAGATAGAACTATTACTCTTCCTGACCTAACAGGCACAGTCATGCTTCGTGATGCCACAGAAACTATTTCTAATAAAACTTTAGGGTCAAACTTAGCGGCTGGTGCTTACAAAATTACAGGTCTAGGAGATGCCTCTGAATCAACAGATACCGATGCCGTCAATGTCAAGCAAGCCTTAAATCTTGCTCGCACTCAAATGCTGATGCTTGGTGGAATGTAATGACTTTTACCTACTCGGGAGACCCAAGCACCTCTACCCGAAACTATGTCCGTTTTCTAATCAATGACACGGATTCGACTGACCCTTTATTTACAGATGAAGAATTGAATCATGTAATCGACGAAGAAGATGACAATGCGTACAACTCAGCGCAAGAATGTGCTGAGATTCTAATTGCCCGTTTTAGTCGTTTGGCAGATAATAGTTCTAAAAGCGTTGGGGATATTTCTGTATCTGAATCTTATTCTTCAAAAATAACGCAATATAAAGAATTAGCAATAAGTCTTAAACGCCGTAACATGCGTAAGAATCCGCCAGTTCCATTCGCTAATGCTAATGCCCTTAAATCTACAAATGACAGAGATGTAGATGACTTCAATACTGACTTTTATGCGGGTATTCACGACAATCCAAATAATGTTTCTGACAAACGCATAGAAAACTAGGATAGCCAATGGACGCTATCTATACTAAGGTCGAGCAATTTATGACCGACTCCGTGGTATTTACCGCGAAGGCTTCTGTTGATAAATATAACAAACCTACTTTTAGCGGTAATACAACCGTCACGGGTAGATTGATTTATGACACTACAAAATCTAAAGATGTTCAAGGAGTTGAAGTTGTTGATATTGGACGATTCATTACCTATGGTCCCGCGACCTCAATCACGGTTAGTCATAGGATGGTCGTCGGGGCGGACACTTTTATCATCAATGCGGTAGATAACATCTCGGACGAAAACGGAGCGCATCACACCGTCATAAGATTCGGGCGGTAATCATGGCGAAGTCGTCCTTCAAACTCGACTTATTTGGTGATAAAGAGTTAGTCAATGCTCTTAAGGCTGGTAAAGAAAATACCCCTAGAGCAATAGCCCAAGCAATTTATGAGGAAGCAAATATCATCTTTGCTAAATCTCAGATTTTAGTTCCAGTAGATACAGGCATACTTCGTGGCTCGGGTGGAGTATCTGCCCCACAAATGGGAAATCAAGGTTATTTTGTAGATATTTTCTATGGTGGTCCCGCCGCACCCTACGCTCTTTATGTACATGAAATTATTAGCAATTACCATAAGCCACCAACACAGGCTAAATATCTTGAGCAACCCGTTGTGGAAGCGATGTCCACTATCCAAGAAAACATAAAGGGTAGAATTATCGACATCATTGAGAAAGGTCACAGGGGCTAATGGCAACGATTCTTGAATCAGTAGGTGATTACCTACAAAATACGGCAAGCGCTTTTGGCGCTCATACCAGCCAAGGCACTCTAGGCACCTCTATATTTTTGGCAGTTCTACCTGAGACCCCTGATGCTTGCATAGCAATTTATGAGAACGCTGGAAGTTCCCCTACATTCACAATGGGGTCAGGTGGTATCCGTGTTGATTATCCAATGCTTCAAATTATTTGTAGGGCAAGTCGTGAGGATTACCCAACGGCTAGAGACAAGGCAGAAAATATCCGCGTGTTGCTTGCGTCGGTGCTTGAACAAACTGTCTCGGGGGTGCATATTATGAGGATTGAACCTATGGGTTCAGTAAACCTTTTAGGAGTAGACCCTAAATATCGTCCGCTAGTGTCGGTGAATTTTCGATGTCTAGTGCGAATGTAAACGAGGAGCCACAGGCTCCTAGAGAGAGAGTGGTGGACCCGTATGGCAGAAACGCAACGCTCGACGAATTCCAGCGATGCTGGAAATGCGACAGGCTCCTCTTTGAAAACGCAACGCGCCCGTGGAGTATCCGATGCCCCCGCTGTAAATCCAAAAATAAATCGGGATGATTTTCTTTTAGAGTTAGATGCCTTAGTAGGCGCAGGTCGCATCATAGATGGTTGCTCGATTGGTCTTATGGTTTCACAATTAGATGAACAGTTGCGTAATAAATTAAATGAAATTTTTATGAATGAAAGAGTTCTATCATCTTCCTTAGCAGATGTCATGCGTTCTTACGGACTGGTAGTATCCTCTTCCGATGTACTGCGTAGACATCGTAGGCGTCTTAACGGTAAAGAAGGTTGTAAGTGTCCTATTCCAAATGTGGTGGCAAAGCCTAAATGAGTCTTGATGATGCCTTAGATAACTTACTTAAGACATCTGAGATGAATTCAGTTCAAAAGACTGAACCTCGTCAAAGACAAGCAGAGTGGTTGCCTGGGGTCACTTGGCAAGGTGAAGAAGGAACGGTTACAACTGCACCAATGGAGGGCGATAATGCTCCCGATTGGTCAGGAGTTTTACGAATGTGGGGGCTTGACCCCGAACATTTCCAAGTAGTAGAACCAGTTCTTTTCAATGTGTGGGGCGATACTCTAGGAATTCTTAATCGCCAATGGAAGGGCAAAGTAGTACGCAAGGGCAAACAAGAACTTGCCGACATCGAATCTCTTATTCGAGAAATTAAGAAACACAAACGCCGCGAGCGCAAACCTATTGTTGGTGGAGCAAGCCTTGTTGTATGTGCCTCAGATTGGCAAACTGGTAAACGCGATGGCGATGGTCTTAAAGGTTTAGTAGGTCGATGGCTTCAGGCTATTGATGATGTTGAGTTTAGAATCAAAGAGTTGAGAAAAATTGGTCGTCCTATCGATTCAATCACCCTTCTATGCCTTGGCGATTTAGTTGAGGGGTGCGATGGTCACTATGACATTCAGACTTTTACAGTTGAGGTCGATAGAAGAGACCAAGTAAAAATTGCCCGTCGTCTCCTAAGAGATGCTCTTGTCCGTTGGTCAAAAGTCGTCCCTGATATTACAGTCGCGGCGGTTGGTGGAAACCATGGCGAGAACCGCAAAAACGGTAAAGCCTTTACAACCCTAAACGATAACGATGATGTAGCCCTAGTTGAATCAGTTGCCGAAATCTTCCAAGCCAATCCTGAAGCCTATGGTCATATTCGCTTTGCTATTCCAAAAGATGAGTTGAGTTTGACAGTAGAAGTTCATGGAAAAATTATCGGAATAACTCATGGACATCTAGCCCGTAGTTCAGGTAGCCCTGAACAAAAACTCCGTCGGTGGATTGCTGACCAAACTCTCGGGCGTCAATCCATCGGCGATTGTGACATTTTAGTTTCGGGTCATTATCATTCATTCCGTCTATCAGATTGGGGAGGAGTCAAATGGCTACAAGCACCAGCCCTCGACGGGGGAAGCGTGTGGTGGAGACAATCAACGGGGGAGATTGCGGATGTGGGAGTGCTGACATTCCTAGTGTCGAGCGAGGGAGTGACGGACATCCAACTTTTATGAACGACCCAAGGGATATAGCCTTATACGCCGCTGAATTGGTCTCAGGAGACCGTCAGGACGCCTATGGTCATCCTCTTGATAATTTTACTAGGGCATCAAAGATATGGTCTGTAATCCTCGGCTGTGAGGTTTCTGCCGAGCAGGTAGCCCTCTGTATGGTCGGGATGAAGGTAGCCCGTGAGGTTAATCAATCCAAGCCCGATACGGTGGTCGATGGGATTGGCTACTTCCTGCCCCTTGGTATGATTCAAGAAGAGCGCCTCCGTAGGTTGAATTCCTAACCCCTTTTTGGTATACTCGTCTTGTCCGAG